GTTTGACTAAATGTTTGGGTATGATTACCTGATAAAATTAGATCAATTACTTGACCTTGTTTTGCATTACTAAAAGTAAATGTTGCGTTACCATTTGATGTTGCTGTAAATGTTGTTGCAGTACTAAAATCTAATGCAAATGATGAGGCAGTACCTAATGCTGATAATCCTGTATATCTGTTTTCTAGTTTTGCAAAAGTTACGTTATCATCTGCTATATGTATTGTGTCTATAGAACCATCTACATATTGATTTGAATCTACAGAATTTGCAGCCATCATAGAGTTCGCAACTGTACCTGTATCACCTGAACCAATTAAATTACCAGACGTAGTTGGTAAAACTAACACCGCACTGCTGGCAGCACTATGAGGTGCAGCTTTTAATGTTTGATAATGAGCATTGCCTGTTTCACAATACATTCTTATTTCAGCTACATTACCTGTTCCTGTTCTCATTTGAATCGAGCCGTCGTTTACAGTTACACCTCCTGATGAACCATTTCCTCCTATCGTGAAAGCATTAGGCGTGGCAGAAGATAAACTCATCGTTACATCACCAGTACTTGCTGAAGCAGTAATACCATCACCGCCTGTGAGCGTTTCTACGACATTACTTAAATTTACTGCTACTAAATGTTGAACTTCAATATTAGTTCCGTTAGGAACGTTTGTATCAAATGTTAAAGTTGTTCCTGAAACTGAGTATGAACTATGTAATTGGTAAACACCGTCAAAGTAAACTGATAATTCATTTTCGCTACTAGCTGAGTTACTTAATGTGTATGCCGCAGTACTTCCATTTCCTGTATATGTATCTATCGCTATTGTATTAGCACCTGCTGTTGCGGCAATTGTTAAGGTATCAGTTCCTGCGTTAGTTGTTATGGTAACATTTGATCCCCCTACAATATTAAGAGTATCATTTGTGCTATCAGCAGCAATTGTTGTTTGCCCTGACACTGCTACATTTCCAAAAGCATTTGCACCTACTGCTGTATTGGCGATAGTTATCGCTCCGTCTGCATTTGTAACACTAATTCCAGTTCCCGCAGTTAAAGTTGCGTTTTCAAAAATACTATTAGAGTTATCATAAATTAGTAAATGACCTGCCGCAGGACTCGTTAAAGTAACGTCAGTTAAATTATTTAATCCCGCATTTAAACTAAATGTTGTTGTACTTAATGATAATCCAGTACCAGCACTATATGTAGTGTTCGTATCAGTTGAAGCTATTGTTATTGATCCATCTGCATTTGTTATCGTTACATTTGTACCAGCTGTTAATAAAGCATTTTCAAATATTGAATTTGAATTATCATATATTAATACGTTTCCTGCTGCTGGATTAGTTATTGTTGTATCGGTTAAATTGTTTAAACCTGCATTTAGACTGAAAGTTGTACCGCCTAAAGCTAAACCTGTTCCGGCACTATAAGTTGTATTAGTATCAGTCGCTGCTATGGTTAAAGTATCAGTTCCGGCAGTTGTAGTTAATGTTACATTACTTCCCTCTGCAATAGTTAATGTATCGGTAGCACTATCTGCTACAATATTACTTTGTCCGCTTACCGCTATTGTTTTAAAACTGTCTGTTTGAGTATCAGTTGCTGCAATAGTAAATGTTGGATATGTACCTGAAACACTTATATTAGCACCTGCTGATAAAGCAACAGTCTGATCAGGAGCATTGTTAGTTATGGTAAAATTCGGATAAGTTCCCGAAGTAGTTATACCAGTGCCGCCTGTTAGGGCAACAGTTTGATCTGGCAACGTATTTGCTATCGTAAGCGTTCCCCCTGCATCGTCATACGTTTTCGATATACCTGTACCAGCTACTAATAATGTATTAACTTGGTCATCAACACGTTCAGCAGTATAATAAAGATTTGTATTTTCAGTTATACCTGAGGTATTTAATGTAATTGCTTGTGAGCCATCGAAAGCAACGCCTGATATATTTCTTGCGGTTGCTAATGTAGTTGCAGTAGAAGCAGCGATATTTAAACCATCAACATATGCTTTGTTTATGTGAGCTCTAACTTCTGACTCGCTCGGACCTGTATAAGTAATAACACCATTCGCATTATTATAAGATAAAGAACCATCACCACCTGCATCTGTTACACTAATTAAGGTTCTAATATCTGAATCCGACGGTCCAGTATAAGTAAAAGCTCCCGATGAATTATCGTATGCAAAACTCCCTAGACCTCCACCATCTACTGCAGATAAATCTGTTAAACTAATCCCTGATCCTGTATTAGCAATTGTAAAGTTAGGATATGTTCCAGTAATATTAATTCCTGTTCCCCCTGTTAATGCTACTGTTTGATCGGGTGCTGAATTTGTAATTGTAAAATTAGGATATGTTCCTGATGATGTTATGCCTGTACCTGCCGCAATAGCCACTGTTTGATCCGGTGCACTATTCGCAATTGTTAAAGTTCCAGCACCATCATTATATGTTTTAGTAATCCCAGTTCCAGCTTGAATAAGTGTATTTGCTTGATCATCTACTCGTTCTGCAGTATAATATAAAAAACTAGCATTTTCTGTTATATTAGAAGTGTCTAGTGATATGCTTGACGTTCCATTAAAACTTACTCCGGCAATAGTTCTTGCAGTTTCTAAAGCAGTTGCTGTTGCAGCATTTCCTGTTGTTGAACCTGATGTTCCTGATACGTTTCCTGTTACATTACCTGTTACGTTGCCTACTAAATTTCCTGTTATTGCCCCACTCGCTGAAATCGTTCCTACTGATATATTTGGCGTTCCTGTTAAATTAGATGCTAAACTAGCAGTTCCTGTTAAATTACCAGTTACATTTCCAGTTAAAGGTCCTGCAAAAGCATTACCTGTGATTGTTCCTGTTGCTGTTAAATCCCCGCCAGTGTTTAAACTAATTCCTGATGTATTACCTGCTCCATCAGTTATTGACTGTAAGGCACCAGCTAAAGTCCCATTATCACCAACTTTGATTAACGAGGTATATGTAGTGCTTATCGAATTACCTGTTAGACTTGCCATTGTTTATTTTTTTTAGAATATACTTTTTTAATTTCAAAATATTTATTTTTTTTACTTTATATCGTTTCATAAAACCCATCCGTTGAATAAATTATCTTTATCTGGATAAACATCTTCATTTACGTTTGTATTATATTCAGGAAAATGTGTAGAATTAAAACTTAAATAATCTATCATTCTTCTTATATAATACTCAGAAAAATCTCTTTCTTTGTTTACTAAATAATCTACTTCATTTTTAGTTACACTTTCAGCGTTTTCGCTTATGTGTTTGAACACACCTGCATTTTTAATTTGATATGCTGCGAATGGTAAATAATCCATCATAGCAAAATGTATTAATGCTGGTTGTACATAATTATTAACAAGAGTTAAATAATGCCCTGCTAAATTATCGTTTGTAATTTTTGTTTCTAATGCTTCATATAATTTTGTGCCCAAAAAGTTTTGAATATGTATTTCTTGCGCAATCTTTATGTAAGGCAATAGTTTATCAACATCAACGTTTCCGTCAATTATTGTATTCTTTTTTAAAGTACTCGTTTTTATAAATAATACCTGCGCCATTTTTAAAATGCTTTACCTTTCGGTGTTTTAAACTTTTTCTTTTTTATAAAACCTCTTTTTGCCATATCTCTAGGTCTTTTTGCTACGTCTTTTTCATTTACTTCAGGTGTAAACCCTTCTCGCTTTGCTTCTGCAACACTAATTTTAGACCTCGGATTTTTTGCATCTGGTGTAACAGTTTTAGCCATATAAACTCTACGTTCCCAAAAATGACGACAAGATCCGCCACCTTTATACAACCAAATATCATAAGTATTAGCACCGCCCTCACCCCATCCAGGATTGACCGCCTTAGTACTCATTTGTAATATATCTTCTTTACGATAAATTTTATTAGCTTTTATCATTTCTTTACAAAACTCTCTAGTTTCATCATCATATTTTGCTGGTGCATATGCATACCTAACTTTGAATTTAAAACCTTTTTTATTTGTACCGTCTTGTGTGCTTTTAGCGTTTGACCTAGCAGTTCCTTGACTTACATCTTCTTCAGCTAAATTCAATTTAGTATTTAATTCATCATCTTTATCATAATCAACAGGTGCAGACTCAATTACTTCCCAAGTATCTAAATCTTCAACTTCACCTAAATCGATAAATTCTTGTAACGCAGTTTTATCACTTGATAACTCTTTTTTATCTTCTAAATCAACTCCTGTTTCTTCTTCCCTAGTTTCTTCGTCAACAATATTTCCTTCTAAATCTGTGAACTCTAATGGTTGTAAAGTTGTGAAATATACGTTTAATGATATATCATTGAAAAATAAAATTTTATCTATAGCATCTAAAATATATTCTTGTTGAACTCTTATTACCATATTATCGAATAATACACTTGCTTGTTTCAATTCATCAGCATTATTACCTAAACCTGTATTATCTTTTATACCTAATAACATAGGCGATACAACTCTGTGACCTACCATTATTTTTTTTGTAGACTCATCACTTAAAAATTGATATTGATTATGTGCATCAGATAATTGTACAGGGTCAATAGTTGCTGCACTTTCTGAATTATCATTAAATGCTAAAATAAATTTACCAGCATTACTGCTACCGCTAAACTTATCATATATTCTTCTTTCAATTAATTCCCTTGCTTCTTCATCAGGCGTTCCGTTATTAAAATTGATCAACATACTAGGTGCCATTCCGTTTTGAATATTATTAATGTGATAATTAGCCACTTCGGACTCTAATTCACAATAAGGAAGAGCTCCTTGATAAGTAACAGGGGTATAATAAAAATATCCTGCTCTATAAGGTTTGATACATAATATTTCAATAGCACTGTTTTCACTTTTACCAAAAGCTGGTATTCTTGTTAATTTATCTCTATTTGTATATTTTGACCAATCGTGAAAATAATAAAACGCTTTTACATCACCTTTTTTGTCAGCTTTTTCTGCACGTAACGTTTGTACAGGAAAATGTTCTACTTTTACTATTTTACTTCTATCTAAATTATAATATACTTGAAAAGTTGCTTGACCTAATAAATAAAAGTCAGCACAAACTTTTTTCATATCTTCTTTTTTAAATAACGTTACCATTTCAGCGTATTCCATAGGTTTTTTATCGCTGTTAGTAGCGTTTAAACCTTTACCATATATCATTTCAGTAATTCCGTTAATAATAGCATTGTTAGTTGGACTGCCTTGATATTGATCTATTAAATATTGATAATAATTATTGTCTTCGCCATAAGCTACGAAATCATTTTGTTTATCTTCCGTAATTTTTGGGGACGTATAAGTGCTTAAATTTACTATTCTAATATTGCTCATTAATTTATTATTATGTAGTCATCATTAGGATAACTTGTTGTTTGTGTGTATTCGCCATTATTAATTGAATAATAAGAATTATCTGATTGATCGATAGTTTGATCAGTACAAAATATTTTATCTAAATAAATAACGCTTTCTGATGATATTACTGCCTCCCAATTTGCAGTTGCTAGTTGCCATTGAGTTTGTAACGAATTCCATAAAGCTCCAGTTCCTTTTATAATAGTTAAATCATAAA